TTTGTGATGCCAAGTCAGACATCTGAAGAAACTTCTCAAGAGCAACTAGACAAAGGCATCATCTCCTGATATAATGATTAATGCTTGGAGTTTACTTTACGATACTATGAACGAATCTCTTGGTGAAGACAACTATGAAGGTATGCTAAATCTAGGATCTCATCTTCCAGGTGCTATGTCTAACGATACAATCACATTCGGTAGTTCTTACTATGACGGCGTAATTGATTTTGGTGATCCTGGTCCCTTTGCAGCACAACCTGTACCTATGACCTTTGGTGGCGAAGACCACATTAACTTTGACTTGACTATGGATAAAAAATCCGAATCTAATAATAGACAGAAGTATAGTGAAGATGTAATTATTAAAGAACTGAAAGATTACATCACTAGAACATATGACCAGCACTATTCTGCTGGCGATGATAAGATTCAAACTCTGGATCTTATCGAAGCTTGCGGTGATGGTGAGGCATTCTGTCGCAGCAACATCCTCAAGTATGCGTCACGATATGATAAGAAGGGCACTGCCCGTCGTGACATTATGAAGATTCTGCATTATGCTGTACTTCTAATGCATTTCAATGACAAAAATGCAAACCGTGAAACCTATCCTCAGTGATGAAATTGAATCTCAATACTATGAAACTGTCCGACAACACTCTAACTGTTCTTAAGAACTTTGCTGGAATTAACAATTCTATTCTGGTGAAAGAGGGTAACAAACTCCGTACTATTTCTGTTGCTAAAAATATTTTGGCAGAAGCAGACATTAAAGAAGAATTCCCTCGCGATTTTGCCATCTATGATTTGAACCAGTTCTTAAACGGTTTAAGTCTTCATCAAGATCCTGATCTTGATTTTAGAGAAGATTCTTATCTGAGTATTAAAGAAGGTAAGCGTCGGGTCAAGTATTTTTATGCTGATCCTGCGGTTATTGTTTCTCCTCCAGAGAAAGAAATCAATCTTCCTACTCAGGACATCTGCTTCCAACTTGACAGTTCTTCTTTGGAAAAACTAATCAAAGCAGCACAAGTTTATCAACTCCCAGATTTTTCTGCTATTGGTGAAGCTGGAGTTATCAAACTGGTTGTTCGTGATAAGAAGAATGACACTTCTAATGAATATGCAATTGTTGTTGGAGAAACTGATAAAGAGTTCTCATTCAACTTCAAGGTAGAGAATATCAAAATTATTCCTGGTGCCTATGATGTAGTTGTTTCTTCTAAACTCCTCTCTAAGTTTACGAATACTAAGTACAATCTTACCTATTACATTGCTCTTGAACCCGATTCGACTTTTGGATGATACGCTAGTTAGGATGAGAATTATGGGCAGTATTGGAGTTATTGTTGCCTACTTTGTCATTCTTCACGTCAGTTCTTTTTGGGGGGTCCTAATACACTTTGTTGCAGATTTGATTACAATCCCATACTTTATTAGAACTAGGGCATGGGACCTTGTTATAATGTTAACGTTCCTACTTTCAATTAGCGTTAGTAAACTTTTGATATGAACATCTTCGTAACTGATCCGAGTCCATACAAGTCTGCTACGGTTCTCCCTGACAAGCACATTGTCAAGATGCCCTTAGAGACCTGTCAGATGCTTGCAATCGTATGTTCTGATAAATGGGGTCACGGATTTGGTAATCTTCCTAAGGCAGATGGAACTCCATATGCAACTGAGAAGGGAGCATTTCGCAATCATCCTTGCACCAAGTGGGCGAATGAATTTGTAACCAATTGGCAGTGGTTGCTTGCTCATGGACTTGCTATGTGTGAAGAGTACACTGCTCGCTATGGTAAGGTCCACACCTGCCACAAGACCCTTCTAGCAGCAAAGGAGATACTCCCTACCGCAGATCCTCAAGGTCGCAGTGGAAAGGATACAACACCCTTTGTCTTTGCTGGACCGGATGAGTTCAAGTATGATACAAGCATTGATATTTTCACTGCTTACAAGATGTATATTGCATCTAAACCATGGGTATGCGATAATTACCTTCGCATTCCAGATCGTAAACCTGATTGGGTATAACCTTTATTATTATGAGCGACTTTATTTGGGTTGAAAAATATCGCCCGAAGACTATTGAAGAGTGTATCCTCCCTGAACAAACCAAGAAGACATTTCAATCTTTCCTAGATAAAGGAGAGATTCCTAATATGCTTCTTTCTGGTCCACCAGGTATCGGTAAGACCACAGTAGCAAAGGCACTCTGTAATGAACTTGGAGTTGACTGTTATGTCATCAATGGATCCGATGAGGGACGCTTTCTGGATACGGTCAGAAACAATGCGAAGAATTTCGCTTCGACCGTCTCGCTTTCTTCAACTGCAAAACACAAAGTCATCATCATTGATGAAGCAGATAACACATCCAACGATGTACAACTCCTCCTACGGGCGTTTATTGAGGAGTTTGCTGGTAACTGCAGATTCATCTTCACCTGCAACTATAAAAATAAAATCCTTGAACCCCTTCACTCCCGATGTGCAGTCATTGAGTTTGGAATTAAAGGAAAAGATCGACAATCCATTGCCGCACAATTCTTCAAACGTCTCCAAGAAATCTTGGATACAGAAGGTGTTGAATATGATAACAAGGTCCTGGTAGAACTTGTTAATAAGCACTTTCCAGACTGGCGTCGTGTACTCAATGAGATTCAGCGATATTCTGTTAGTGGGAAGATTGATTCTGGCATTCTTGCTACTTTCTCTGATGTTGCTGTAAATGAACTTGTCAAGAATCTTAAGGAGAAGAACTTTGCGGAAGTTCGTAAGTGGATCGTTTCTAATTTGGATAATGATACTACTGTACTTATGCGTCGTATTTACGATGCTTGCTATTCATCCCTTACAAACGCTACTGTTCCTGCTGCTGTGCTCATTATTGCTAAGTATCAGTATCAGGCAGCATTCGTTGCCGACCAAGAAATAAATATGCTTGCATGTTTAACTGAAATTATGGTTGAGTGTGAATTCAGGTGAACAAGAACGAACTTGAAGAACTAAGATATGATGTAGCACATCATCTACTTAGTAAAATGAGTAAAGGTTCTCAATTCCAATATGCTTTAGATAAGATGCTCGAAACGTGTCAAAATTACTCGGAAAAAGAACTAAAAAATTTGTTACCTAAATCAAAGAAGAACGGTAAGGGATTCTAATGCCACATGAATTTGATCCTTGTGAAGCACCTATTGATGGTGAAGTTGATAAGTGGGGGTTTACTATCAAACCTTCAATCTCAGATACTGATGCCACTCTTATCTGTTTAAGGAATGCTCCCTGTGGTACAGATAAGAAACAAATTGAACGATTAATTAATGAATTTGAATTTAAAAAATGATTGATGTAAAACTGATTCGTATCGTAACTGGTGAAGAAATTATTGGAGAGGTCCTCTCTGAAACTGATGATACTATTACCGTTCAAAATGGTTTGGTAGTTCTTCCTAGTGCTCAGGGTGTTGGATTTGCTCCTTGGGCAACAGTTATTAGTAAAGAAGAACCCGAGATTGAAATGTCTAAAAACCACATTGTGTATATGGTGGCAGTTCAAGAAGATGTTTCTAAAAAGTACAATGAAATGTTTGGAAGTAAACTAATTACTCCAGATACTAAAAAATTGATTGTTTAATTATGAAAACTAAAATTAAGGCACAAGTTAAATCCAGATGGTACTACATCTTCTGGGGAACTGCTACAGTATCGGTTGTTCTGGGACAACTTTACGTTGGAACTGGATATCGTGTATTACACGGTGATATGCGGGAACTATTGAATAGGGTTGAGGGTGTTCTTCTTCGTGCGGATGAACCGAACTACCTATGAGTTTCTTAAAAACTGACAAGAGTAATTTAGTTGAACCAAAGGTAAAAACTACTCCCCAAAATGTGGCAGAATCAAACGACAGTTTATTTCGTGCTACGATGAATTTACCTAATGCTGCAAAACATTGTGGTATGACCGAGAAGGAAATGAAACTAACCTTCTGGGAATATTTGAAATACAACAAACCTGATTATGAAATCTCTCAAGACTCCCCTCAGGTATCCAGGGGGTAAATCCCGTGCCTGTACAAAACTAGATCAATACATTCCCAATCTTGATGGGTATAGTGAATATCGTGAACCCTTTTTGGGTGGCGGTAGTGTTGCAATTCACATTACTAAAAAGTATCCACATCTTGATGTGTGGGTAAACGATCTGTATGAACCTCTCTATAATTTTTGGAGAGTTCTTCAGGATGATGGGTATAACCTATATAAGAAACTTCAGGAACTTAAATCTAGATATCCTGATCCTATTTCTGCAAAAGGTCTTTTCCTTGAATCAAAAGAGTATCTAAATGATGAATCCAATAATGACGCTTTATGGCGTGCTGTCAGTTTTTATACTATCAATAAGTGTTCTTTTTCTGGTCTCACCGAGTCATCCTCCTTCAGCAAACAAGCAAGTGACTCAAACTTCTCAATGCGAGGAATTGAAAAACTACAAGGATACACAAAGATAATTGAGAACTGGAAGATCACCAATCTCAGTTATGAGCAACTTCTTACTGATCATAAGAACATTTTTACTTACTTAGATCCACCATATGAGATTGGTTCTAATCTATATGGTAAGAAAGGAAGTATGCATAGTGGATTTAATCACGACCACTTTGCTGTCAAGTGTGACCGATTTGTTGGTCCTCAACTCATATCTTATAATTCATCTCAACTTATCAAAGAAAGATTTGATGGGTGGCAAACAGGTGAATTTGATTTAACATATACTATGCGATCTGTTGGTGAGTATATGCGTGAACAGAAAGATCGTAAGGAACTTTTACTTTTTAATTATGGAACTAAAGGATTGGTTGAATAGTATTAATCAGACTAAAGAAAATTTGATTGATGAAGATCCATCTCTTGAAAAAGAATATCCTCCTTATATTATTAACCGTTGTTTTTCTGGTCATCTTGATGCAATTATATTTGCAAATGAGATGAATCAGCATCATTTTCTTCCGAAGAAAATGCAATATGATTTTTATCTAAATACTTTGAGGAAAAAGAAGAGATTCTCTCCTTGGCTCCGACAGGATAAAATCAAAGACCTTGATTATGTCAAACGTTATTATGGTTATAGTAATGAAAAGGCAAAGCAATCTTTGAAAATTCTCACAGAAGAACAACTTAATTTTATTAAATCAAAATTTGATATTGGAGGAAAAAGATGAGCGTGGTTCAAGAACCCGAAGTGAAGTGGACACCTGAACAAATGGTTGAAGTGGTTCTTAATGAACCCGATGACTTTTTGAAAGT